TATGTAACTAATGCAAGACAACTATCTTATCGTTGTGAAAATGCAGATTTACCTGGTAGAACATTAGAAACTGTTGAACGTAAATTTGGTTCTGCACCTCGTCAAAAATTTCCATATTATACAAACTACAATGAATCATCTATGTCTTTCATTGTATCGGATGATATGTCAGAAAAAATTATGTTTGAAAGTTGGATAGATGCGATTAATCCAACATCAACATACAATTTTAATTACAAAGCAAGTTATGTTTCTGATATTATTGTAACTCAATATGATGTTACTAATCAACCAACATATCAAGTAACTTTAGTTGATGCTTTTCCGATTGCTGTAAATCAATTGGATTTAGATTGGTCATCAGATGGCCATCATAAGTTAGCTGTTGTATTCGCATACACCAAATGGAATAATAATTCTGTTAATGGTATATTGAAGAATGTTGAGCAACAAATTCTTACCAATGTTCTTTTTTAAGTAATATTTTGATTTGATAGGAGATATAAAATGGCTTTGCCAAAAATTGATACACCCGTTTATGAAGTAACTTTACCTTTGTCTAAAAAAAATATTCGATTTAGACCTTTTTTAGTTAAAGAACAAAAAAACTTGATGATGGCCATGGAATCAGATGATTCTGATGAAATTCAAAGAAATGTTAAACAAGTTCTTATTAATTGCACATTAATTGAAGATATTAACATTGACACATTACCTGTAATTGATATTGAATATTATTTTTTACAACTTCGTGCAAGGTCTGTTGGTGAAATGGTAGAAAACAAATACGTTTGTACCAACATTGTTGATGATAAAGAATGTGGTAACAGAATGGACGCATCATTAAATTTATTGGATATTAAAGTTGATATTGATCCAAATGCCAAAGATATAATTAAGTTAACTGACAAAATAACCATTAAATTAAATTATCCACATTTTTCTATTGTTAATAAACTAAAAGAAAAAGAATCTGCTGTTGAAATTGCATTTGAAATTATTACTGATAGTATTGAATACATTTTTGATGGTGAACAGTATTACTATGCAAACGAAACACCAAAAGAAGAATTGATGCAATTTTTAGAATCTTTAAGCCAAGAGCAATTTGGCAAACTTGAAGAATTTTTCAACACACTTCCAAAAATGAATAAGACATTAGAAATTAAATGTAGTAAGTGTGGATTTGACCATAGCATTGCTATGGAAGGTTTAGAAAGTTTTTTCGGTTAATATTTGGTTATGACAATTTAAAAAATTATTATAAGACTAACTTTTCTTTGATGCAACACCATAAGTATAGTCTTACAGAACTTGAAAATATGTTACCTTGGGAAAGGGACATATACGTTGCTATGTTGGTTCAGTACATTGAAGAAGAAAACGAAAAGATAAAACAACAACAAGCAGCAATAAAAAATCGATAAATGGCCGATAAAATCCGTAAAATGGACGACAACACCTTCAACGAGTTATTTCGTGAAGGTGAGATTGGCTTAATACTGTTGGATGGTGGTAAAAATTTAACACCTCAACAATTAAAAAAAGTCAAAGAGTACGCCAAAATACAATCTGAATTAAAATTGCAAGAAATGGGTGCAAAATTAGCCTCTCAACCAGGTTACAAAGAATTTATGATGATGCCTTTAATTTCTTCTATAATGAAGAAAAGTTCTATAGACAAAAAAGTCGATGCAACAACATCAAATGTACCAATTTCTCCACAAACTACTAAAATAAAAAAAGAAAAAACAAAAAAGAAAGATATAAATCATTCCTCTATTGGTCCTGGTCCTATTTTAAATTTACGTCCAGGAGATTCTGACACAGACATATTTGCAAGAATTTATTTGTTAGTTCAAAATGAACAATTATATTATAAAAAACAATCAAAAATTGATAAAAAATATAGAAAACAAATGGATGATGATAAAGAGAGGCGATTATATGAAACAATCGATGCTTTTAATGGTAAAAGACCTTCTGCAATTTCTGGTATTGCAAGAAAAATAAGTCGTTCAGGTTTAATGAAATATGGTGTGATTGGTGCTTTGGGTGTTGGTGGTTTCTTGGCTTCTAAGAGTGCATTAGCAAATATTAATTTTGATACGATTTTAAAAGATGTTATGCCAGATTTGCCCGGAATGCCTAAATTGCCAGGTTTTAATGATGATGATTTTGAATCGGTGAGTGACGATGACGCTAGAAAGTCTGCTGAAAATTATTTGGGTAGAGCTATGTCTGATGAAGAATATGATGAACTTATTAGAGCCACATCAGCCGAATCTGGACCCAAATCTAATAAAAAAGAACAAGCGGGTGTAATGGCTACTATTTTAAATCGTGCAAGAGATAAAAATAAAACTATACCTGAAATTTTGCGTGAAAAAAATCAATTTCAGGCAGTAACAGGAACAGAAAAAAAACCAGGTGAATCAGTACAATTTAAACAGGGTCCATCGGAAGAAAGAAGAGGTGATATTCTTTCTGCTGCAACTACTATTTTACCTGGTGTATCAAAAGAACAAAAATTCTTCGCAGCAGAATCCGATAAAGCTTATGGACCAGGAACATCTACAACATTGCGGAATAATCTTCGTGATGAAGGTGGTACAGTAGAAGGTGGTACGAGATTTCAAACAAAAATACCTGATGCTATTGAACCTGTCAGAAGTGATATTATATCACCAATTGAAGGGTATAACACAAAAAATATAAGTTCTCATTTTGGTGGAAGAATTAATCCAAAGACCGGTCAAAAAGAAAATCATCCAGGTATTGATATGCCAGTACCTATTGGTACTCCAGTAAGAGCAGCAAATTCGGGCAAAGTTACATCAGGATATAGTAAGGGTGGAGGATATTATGTTCAAATTGAAGGTGATGATGGAACGATTACAAAATATTTGCATTTAAATGAAATTTATAAGGGTGATGGAAATGTAAATCAAGGCGATGTAATTGCTGCATCTGGAAATTCCGGTGCGTTAACTACTGGTCCACACTTACATTTTGAAGTGTATAAAAAAAATACTTTTGGAGAATTAGAACGACAAGATCCGGAGAAATATATAAGATTATCATCAAACACAAATATACCAATGTTAAATGAAATTGAGAACATATTAGGTTTAAATAATGGTACGATTCATAAAAATGTGACCAATATTATACAAGGTTCAAAAACAATGGCCACCAATTTTATATCTAAAATTAATAAACCAATTTTAATCGAAGAACAATATTACAAATAAACCATGGACTATAAACAAGCCTCCACAATAAGAAAAAAGAGTTTATTATCTCTTATTGCTCAAAATAAATTTGAACAAGGCCAAGGCCTTGGTTCTTCTATTGGCACAGCCATTTCTGACAAATTCAAAGCAAAAGCTGTTGGTTATAAAGAAAAATTTGATCCTTTAAATTGGATAAGTGCATTAACTGGAAAAGGAACATTTGGTAGAGTTGCAACCACTATTGCAGGTCGTGCTTTTGGTCGTAGTGATGAAGCGGTTGAATATTTTGGTGGGTATGCAAGAAAAAATAAAAAAGATCCACATAAAACAAATATAGGTCCAGGTCGAATATTAAATTTACGAACAGGTGATTCAATCGCTGATATTGCTGCAAAATTATATAATTTAATGAAAATGACATTTGAGAGGGATAAAATCAATAGAGAAATTGAATTATCTTTTCGTAAAGAGCAAATAGATGAAGATGAACGCCGTCACAAAAAATTAATTGATGAAATATTAAAAATATCTAGATATAAACCTTCTGAAAAAAAAGAAGATTTATCTTGGTTGGAAAAATTAAAAAATTCATTAAAAAAAATGTTGGCACCTATTACATTAATGATTGCTGATTTGATAAAACGGATTGAAAAACTGCTGCCCAATTTCGTTAAAGATTTATTAGACCCATCAAAATGGGTAAAAGTCATTGCAAAAATTCTCGGGAGTCTTTGCCTACCTCGTTTGGCCGGAAAACTTTTAAATTATTTGAGTGAAAGAGAAAAAAGCAAACGTGAAAAAATGAAATCTGAATCTAAAAAAACCACAT